TATGTTACGTCTTTAGGCAAAGTACGAGATTTAGATACTACAGCCTACGCTGAAGGGACTATTCTTTATGTAGACCCAACGACAGCGGGCGGTTACACAACTACTAAACCTAGTCCCCCTAATCATATTATACAAATCGCGGCAGTAGTTCGCTCACATGGTACGCAAGGTACATTACTTGTTCGTACTACGCACATGCCGGACACTGACGAGATTCCAGAAGGCTCTACAAATCTATATTTTACGGACGCTAGAGCAACAGCAGCGATTAAAGCAGACGCAGACTGGAACGCCACTAACTGGGACACCGCTTACGGATGGGGCAATCATGCTAATTCGGGCTATTTAACTAGCCACCAAGATATCAGTGGTAAGGCAGATTTATCTGGAGCTACATTTACTGGTGCTAATGAGATCGTAAAAGACGGAGATAGTTTATTACTTAGGTCTACATCCGCATCTGCTGAAGTAGGTATGAGGTTTACATCTCAAGGCGCATCTGCAACTCAGTTTGGGCATATTAGGTATAATCATTCAAATGCTGCATCTTATGGAGCGGGTGAGGTTTTTACCATAGGTGGAACAGAGGCTAGCACAGTCATCCTTGCTGATGGTCAGTTCTACTATAAAGATGGTATCTATAAAAAACCTGCAAGCGGTACAGGCGTAGGCACTAGAAAAGATGCTAACTGGGACACTGCTTATAGTTGGGGTAATCATGCTAGTGCAGGTTATCTAACTAGCTTACCTAGTCACACGCATGATTACTTACCACTAAGTGGTGGAACTATAACAGGAAACCTAACGCTTAACAGCGCAACTCCACAGATACTATTTAATGGTACATCTGATGCGGGTGTTGACATGGCAATCAGGGCAACTCCAGAGGGTTTGGATTTCTATGAGCCAGAAGACAGTAACAAGATACACTTCCAGATACTAGACGACACTGGTGTTAACTCACCATTTGGCTATAAGGTTGGCGGTGTACGTAAAGATTTGAATTGGGATACTGCTTACTCATGGGGTAATCACGCTAGTGCAGGTTACTTAACAAGCCTACCAAGTCATAACCATGATGACCGTTACTTTACCGAGGGTGAAGCTGACGCTCGTTACGTAAACGTTACTGGCGATACTATGACTGGTAGTTTAGAGGTAAATAAAACAGATGCGTATTTACAGGTTCATTATAGTAGCAACTCAAGGGGTGGTATAGCAGCATTAAGCGGTCAGAGAGTTGCTACGTATACCACTACAAGTGGAGACGACTTAGTATTCGGATACTCAACAAGCCCAGTAAGTAGTGCGAATTTTGTTCAGCGAATGAAAATAGACAACGGAACTGGCAATGTAACTATTGCTGGAACTTTATCCGCATCAGGCTATAACAAATCTAATTGGGATACTGCATACGGTTGGGGTGACCACTCTACCCAGAATTATGCGACACAAACTTATGTGAATAACGCTGTATCTAACTTAGTAGATAGCGCGCCTTCTACTCTCGATACCTTAAACGAGCTCGCCGCAGCATTAGGTGATGACGCTAATTTCTCTACTACAGTTACTAATAGTATTGGTACTAAGGTTAGTAAGTCAGGTGATACGATGACCGGGGATTTGCTAGTTCAAGACGATATTAAGTCAACTGGGCAAATCCGTGCGACTGGTTGGTGGAACACTAACACTGGTACTTCTGGCCACGATCTAGCTACTGAAATAGGTGTTTCCGGTGGGATTTCGCATATATTATCATACAATAGAGCTTCTTCCTCTTATGGTAATTTAAACATATCAGCTGCTAACGTTGACTTCCCACAAGGTAACGTGTCTATTGGTGGGGCTACCGCATGGCACTCCGCTAACGATGGTTCTGGTTCAGGCTTAGATGCTGACTTACTAGACGGTCAACATGGTTCTTACTATGCAACTGCATCCCATAGTCACGACTATGTACCTGAAAGAAATCGTACAGATTGGAATGATAGTACGGTATTTTACGATGTAGTTGGACAGTTAGGTTGGAGAAATTATGGCAATAACCACACTATCTTCGATGCTTCAAGTAGTCTAACTCCTAGTGATACAAGCTGTAATAACACAAACGCAGCAGTACCTTGGTCAGCTACTTATCCTACGCTAATGGGTTGGAATGGTTCAAGTACGTATGGTGTACGTGTTGATAGTGCACGAGTAGCAGATAGTGCAGGTAATGCAGGTACCTTAGATGGTTTAGACTCTACTAGCTACATGCGGTATACAGGTTGGAACAATCAAGACGCTAATAGTCAAGGGTTGATGAAGTCTAACTTTACTTACTCAAACAATGCCCCTTTTACAGGTGAGCTTATAAGGTTCCATGCTAACTATTATTCATTGCAACTAAACGCTGTATACAACAATACAGGTAATGGTCTTGCGTTTAGAACATATAACAATGATAGTGTGAAAACTTGGAACCCATGGCGTAAGGTATGGCATGATGGTAACGATGGTTCAGGTTCAGGCTTAGACGCTGACTTGCTTGATGGTCAACACGCTTCTGCGTTTGCCCCTGCTTCTCACTCGCATAACTATGTGACTGAAGGTGGTACATCGTTTAATGGTGAATACCCTGTTGCTGTTCGTACTGGTACAAGGACTATGTACTCTGATAACAACATTAGGTTTAGAGGTTCTGATAGTCGCTTATCAGTAGATGGTTCAATCACGACTCCTACTATAAACACCAATAGTATAGATACTATAAATATGGAAACTGATTCCTTAGTAGTAGGCACTGATATGTTCAATAACATGCTCTTGTTTGGTAACGAAGTAATATCTGCAGCTTCTACATCTAAAACATACGTTAACCACGAACTAACATCTGGAATGGGGATTCCTGCTCCGACAGGTGGACAAGTGTTATCTTATGATTCTGCCTCAGACTCAGTACTGTGGATAGACCCTCCTGCAGGTGGTGGTGCTAGTAACAGCGTTTATGGTATCGATTATTGGAATAACGCACCTTACACAGGCGCTGCAAGTTTGTACTTAATATTTGATACAGAAGCGGAAGCCAACGCCTTGTGGGATGCTGTTAAAGCAAGCTCAGGCCCGGGGCAGTTGCGTGTTAGAGCTAGGTATGAGATGTTCCAATACGGTAGTACTGGTTTTGATTTAACTATGGACCCTTACTACAGCAACCCTACTTTCTGGAGTTTGATGGGTAATTTAGGACCGTTGGGGAATCAATGGGTACTAGGTATGGATGTCTATATAACATCAACACCTACTGACGGTAGTATACTTCTAGGTGAAGGTACTTGGGAACTTACATAAGGACAATATATGTACGCAAAAATAGTAAACAATGAGGTGGTGCAGTATCCTGTGCCTCCTTACAAAGCTACTACAGATGAGTATGTAGAGGTGTCACGTTTAGAAATAGACCATGATCCCTTTACACATCAAGTAGTATACGACAGTCAACCCACTAAACAGACCGATGGTTATTGGGTTCTCCAAGGTAACTTAGAAGCACTGGAAGACACAACATATGTCAACAATGCAGCTAGGCTAGTTAGGCAGGACCGAGACAAGAAGTTATCTGAAACAGACTGGGTTGTCACTAAGGCTTTCGAGACAGGTACTGAAATACCTGAGGACATGAAAACCTACCGTCAGGCTCTTAGAGATATAACAAATCAATCAGGGTTCCCATATAAAGTGGTGTTCCCTGACTTACCTAATTAAGGATATTAATATGTCAGTAACTTATGAACTCTTAGAGGAGTTTACAGGTACTCGTGTAAATGAGATGCCTGACCCTGAGAACGAAGGTGAAGTGTTAGAGGTTACACAAGATGTACGTGACATTCTAGTTCGCTTTACCTGTGGTGACTCAGGTTACACACATGAACGCTCGGTTAACGTGGTATTCACTGATGGGGTTTATGATGAAGAGCTTACATTAGTACGATGTGCGGAAGTGGCTAATGGTGTCGCTGCTAAGATGGCGTGCGGGGTTATTCAAGCTCCTGAAACCATATAGGAGTAGAAAAGGGGGCGTGAAGCCCCTTCTTTTAGCTAACTAGCTTCAGCTTTTGCAATCTCTTCTTTAAGTGCGTTAACAAAGCCTTGTTCAGCCATACCTAACTGGTCAACTCGCGCTCGAGCCGCTTGGCCTTGTTGCTGCAAGTCTTGGATTTGTGATAAGCAGTACTTTGCGCCTTCCGGTAAATCTTCAACGACATAACTCTTTTCATCAATAGTGATAGTCTGCTTTTCTTGAGTTTCCATAAGTTTTCCTATAGGTAATTTAGTGATGTGTTTCAAACACGACCATGATTCTATATAATATAGCGACATAACGCAATAGGTAGCACTATGTACAAGTATATTTTGGTTTTGTTGATAAGTTTTGGAGTATGCGCCGCTGATAATCAACAGACTGGCGACCTAAACACGAACACCCAGAACTCAACAGTTAGTAGTAACAACACAACTAACTCAAAGACGTATAACGGTGCTGGTTCATCTGGTATGCCAGTCACGTCTACTATATCTCCATCCCTTATGTCATCTGGTAATGACTCATGCTTACGCTCAACAGTGGGCGGTGTTCAATTTGCTGTCTTCGGTATATCGGCAGGTAAGTACTACCAAGATGAACAGTGTAACCGACGCAAAGACGCAAAGACCTTACGAGAGTTAGGTATGTCAGTCGCTAGTGTGTCCCTAATGTGCCAGAAGTTAGACGTATGGGTCGCCATGTTTACCGCTGGCACACCCTGCCCATTACTAGTTAATTCTAAATTAGTTGTAGGCAAAAACGCCTACTTGGTGATGCGTCGCCAACCAGAATTTTATATACCCGACTACTCAAAAAATGTACAATATTACAATACCATTTTAAATATTGGCGATGGAGTCGATTACAATGATGAAGAAACTAGCACTCTTACTATTAGTGAGCGTTTCCGCACAAGCAAACGAGATTGATAATTTAATCACGACAAGTGACTCTCTCAAGCAGACATTTGCTTTAGGTATCCAGACGGTAGGTGGTCAGGCTCAGTACGCCAATACAGGCGGTATATCACCAGACATGGTAGCAGATGCCTATGTTACCCAAGCGCAAGCCGATGCGTACAACGAAGCATTGATACAAGTCGCGGCTAAAAACTACAACATAACCGCACAAGAATACTTTGATACTCAATCACAAACAGCTTTAGAGGCATTAGGTGAAGCGGTAAACGCGTACACGCAAGCGAGTAGTGATTTAATCGGTGCGGTAATTGTGAACAATATGGCAGTTGAAGCAGTTGACCAAGAAACCACAGAAACCCTACAAACGTATGTAACTAACAATGACATGCAAATTACAACCGAGTCAGTAGAAACTTATAACGGCGCGCTCGATACAGTTCAGGCGGCGGCGCAAACTGCGGCTAGTTTCATGGCAGTTGCTAACGACCAAGACTTAGTATCTTCAGCACAAGCACAAGCGGACGCGCTAGGAGAGTCTTTCTCATTCGCTGAAGCCTCGTTTTACGCACAGTCTACAGTGACGGTTACAATGCTATCTGGGGATGTTTCACTAGATATGTCAGCGTATATTAAAAGCGCACAGGACATCTTAACAGCTGGTCAGGAGTCTGACTTTTATCGTACTAGCCCAGTAGGTGAGTGTTTCTTTACTCAAGAATGTTATGAATGATATTGAATTAGATGTAGGCGGAACTAAGTTTAAAGGTGTCTGGATAGCAATACTATTCTCATTTGCATCGACTATCGGTGGTGGCATCTGGACGGCTAGTGAGTTCTTTAATCGTTTATCAGCACAAGAGCAAGCAGTGCAAGATGTGGTAACACAGCAAGCAGTAATTGATTCTAAGTTCGATACATTGTCCAGTGATGTTACAAGTAACTTATCTACGTTCTCTACTAATATAGCGACAGTTGAACAACAGCTTAGTGACAACGATGTGTCTGGCCTACAAGGTAAACTAGCTACACTTGGCACTAACCTAGAACAAATAATGAAGCGACAAGGCGAGTTACTGGACTTGCGAGATAAAGTCGCGGAAATAGAAAAGTTATCATCTGAGCAGAGTATTACAATCGAAGCCAAGCTAGAAAAACTGATGCAGTATGACGAGGATATGAAGCGCATTACGCGTGAGATTGACGACATATGGAATGGTATGGACGCACTGAGTAACCCGCTGTCATGATTGGCGTATATATTATTTGTGGTTTGTCTTTGATTATCTTTGTTGTTGCGTGTAAAATCGCATATAAGTTTTCCAAATTATAAGTTTCCCTATATGCCAGACCACATCGAAAAAAGAATTGACCGTTTTGAGTCTAGTATGGACAAAAATTTTGAGAAGGTCACTCAGATTTTAGAGAAGTTGGCTAGGCATGACGAACGTGTCGATGACGTAGAAAGGCGCATCGGGCAAACTGAAGACGATGTACGTGACTTAAAAAAGATTGTATCTGCAAATGAATATACCGCGAAGTCAGCAAACCGAATATTTTGGATGGTACTAGCTGGATTCGTATCTTTAGGATTTTATTTCCTGAGAGGCTAACATGCTTAACTTATTAATTGGTCCAATCACTAGCTTAGTAGGCGGATACTTTAAAAATAAAGCGGAAGAGAAACAAGCCAAACACACTGCTAAGATGGAAGTCATTAAGCAAGGTGGTAAGTGGGAAGACACTATGGCCGACGCTTCTGCTAACTCGTGGAAAGACGAGTTCTGGACTATTATATTTTCTATCCCCCTTATCGCCGTATTCTATGGCGCTATTTTCGACCCAACTATTATTCAGAAAGTAGAAGAAGCATTTAACGCCCTCGAACAATTACCTGAATGGTACCAATACTTGCTATTCATGGCGGTATCAGCTAGCTTTGGTATTCGTGGTGCAGACAAATTGATGAGCCTACGGAAGAAGTAAAATGGAAAAACTAATTGAGATGATTAAGGTACACGAAGGTGTATCTCACCATGTATATAACTGCCCAGCAGGTTATGAGACTATAGGCGTAGGTAGAAATATTTCAGTCGCCGGACTAGGTTTAAGTGATGAAGAAATAGACTATTTGTTGACAAACGACATCATGCGTTGTTATAAAGAACTAGGTACTTTTCAATGGTTTGTGGGCCTAGACGAAAATCGTCAATTTGCGATTGTTGACATGTGCTTCAATTTAGGGCTTACACGGCTGCTAAAATTTAAAAACATGATAAGTGCACTACAGCAAGAGGACTGGGAAGAAGCATCTGCTCAAGCTCTGGACTCTGCGTGGGCTACACAGGTAGGAAACCGAGCTCAAAAAATCGCTACTATTCTTAGGACAGGAGAGTTCTAGTGGTAGTTTAAGGACTATTATGGAACACTTACTAGAATTCTGTAAGACTAAAAGACAGAAAGAAATAATCCAAGCTAGGATGAAAACGACTAGCAACAAAAAAGCCGCTACTTTACTTGGTATAGATAGACGTAATGTTGATACATGTCTAAAACGAGTAAGGAACTATGCGGCTTCCAATGGTATAGCTCCTGAAGCTAACTTAAACCAACGAACAGCTGAAGGCTTTGCTACTAAACGTGTATCAACTAATTATGATAGCGATGGCGAAGTTAAACAACAGTGGCATATCCAAGAGCCCGATAAAGCCGCTAAACTACAGTCTCTACTAGACGCGCTAGAATCATTCCAATATAACCCTGCTCCTGTGATTAACCGCAGAAGTGACCTACCAAATGAAGACCTATGTACTTTGTATACACTCACTGACTTTCATTTGGGTATGTATGCTTACGGTGCTGAGACAGGCGATAACTGGGACATTAATATTGCTAAAAATGAAGCGGTTGCGGGTATATCGAGTATGGCTGAGGGGTCACCCGAATCTAAACTGGGGATACTCAATTTACAAGGGGACTTCCTACACTGGGACGGTCTAGAAGCCGTGACCCCAACAGCCAAACACATTGTAGATGCCGATACACGCTTCTCTAAATTAATAGATATGTCACTCGACGTTATTATGGTAACTGTCGGTATATTATTAGAAAAGCATGAACAAGTTAAAGTGATTATTTGCGAAGGTAACCACGATATTGTTTCTACGATGTGGCTTAGAAAAACGATCAAAAAAATATTTATCGAAAACAAACGTGTCGAAGTTGATGATTCTGAAGTACCTTACTATGCGCATTTACATGGCAATATTATGATTGCTATGCACCACGGCCATAAGAAGAAAAACACTCAACTGCCATCACTGTTTTCGTCTGAACCTCGCTACAGAAGTATGTGGGGACAGGCTAAATATTGTTATATACACACAGGACATTACCACCATGCTGAACAAGATATGGCGGAGCACGGCGGGGCCATCGTCGAAAGACACCCCACTCTTGCAGGTCGCGACGCTTATGCGGCTCGTGGCGGATATGTATCTTGGCGTAGCGCTCGTGCTATTACTTATCATAGTACTCAAGGCGAAATTATGCGTGTAACCGTTACACCGCGCTATAGTTAGTATATAATTGGATAATTGCTAAAGTAGGAATTAATTATGGCGGTTATCTCAGTAAAAGCTTTTAACGGTATATCACCTAAGACGCCTGCGCGACAGTTACAAGAAACTCAAGCGCAAGTGGCGTCTAATTGTGATGTCTTCCGTGGCACCCTGCGCCCGATGAAAGACTTAGGTAGCTCCGTAGCTACTGTTCCCGGTGGTTCGCAGACTATCTATAAATTTGGTCAAGACAGCACTGATGAGTCAGCTGGTTGGTTATACTGGTCTTCTGATGTCGATGTTGCTCGCGGGCAAATAGCAGGTGACACTGAAGAGTGGACTTACTATACAGGTGATGGTGCTCCTAAAGCTATTCGTGCTGGTTCAACTAGCTCGCCTATTCCTATGGGTATGCCCGGTCCTGCTACTCAGCTTATCGCTACTGAAGGTACTGCGCCTGACAATGCTGATGAGCTAGCTCAAGAGACACGTGTGTATACATATACCTACGTCAACAAAGTCGGTGCTAGAAGTATCGAGTCTGCACCTGCACCTGCGGCTTTATCTGTAGATGTAGTTCCCGGACAGCCTGTTACACTCTCAGGTTTTTCTACGCCACCTACTGGGCAAACCGCTACACACGTTCGCATCTATCGCTCTACTGCTGGTACATACCTGTTCACTGCTGAGTTAACTATGGCGGCGGCACTTACTGGCTTCACAGATAATGTAGACCCTGAGTTATTGGCTGAAGAGATCCCTAGTTTATTTTGGTTACCGCCACCTGATGATTTGTCAGGACTAACTAACCTGCCAAACGGTGTAATGGGTGGATTCGAAGGTAGAGATATCTATTTCTGTGAACCTTATATACCTCATGCTTGGCCTGATGCTTACCGTCAATCTATAGACTATCCTATTGTTGGTTTAGGTGCTATTGATACTACTTTAGTCGCAGTTACTAAGGGTACGCCTTACTTTATTCAAGGCTCACACCCTGACTCTATGGTGGTAGTTAAGTCTGATATTGAACAAGCATGTGTATCTAAAGAAAGTATCGTAAGTTTTAACAATGCTGTTTTCTATGCTTCGCCTGATGGTTTAGTGATGTTGAGCTCTGGTGGCTCGCAAGTTATTACACTAGGTATGTTTACCCGTGACCAATGGCAAGAGACATTCGACCCTGAGACTATTCGTGGTTATCACCATGATAACAAGTATATTGGGTTCTATGATAACGGTTCTGAAACTGGCTCGTTTGTATTTGACTTCGACGTTAAACAATTCTCTATGCACGACGTGTATACACCAGTGGCGTACCAAAGCTTACGTAACGACAAACTATATGTATTAGACTCAGGTTCTATTAAGCCTTGGAATGAAGGTTCAGACCTGACATACAGTTGGGCGTCTAAAGTATTTACGTTACCACGTCCTGTGGGTATGGCCTGTGCACAAGTAGAGGCAGAGACTTATCCTGTCACTATCGACATATATGCTGACGGCTCACTTATACATACCCAAGCTGTAGCTAATCGATTCCCGTTCCGTCTACCATCTATTACGGCTAGAGACTGGGAGTTCACACTGACAGGTGATGATGAAGTATTTTCTGTTGCGATAGCACAATCTATGGGGGAACTAGAAAGTGTCTAAACGATTAGGTGATAAGCTACCTCGAGTTACTAGCCAACTACCTGTTGATGTTAGAAGATATCTAGACCGAGTACGTGATGTATTTAACGGTGCTAGTGGCGAGTTACTAACTGTAGAACAACTACGCGGTTTCGGCGTTATCGATAACAATAACAAACCCATTGCACAAGAGGACTCTAGTAATTTAGGTATTCCACCAGCGGTCACTAACTTAGCTGCTGATGGCGCATTTCAGAACATTATTATCGACTGGGACGTGCCCGAGTACTTTGGCCATGCTTACACTGAAATCTGGGCTTCTGATATCTTTGAAGACTCACTAACACAGGTAGAGAAAGACGCATATAACGACCTAGAGCTAGCTAAACCTATCGCTATTACAAGTGGCGCTGTTTACACCGATTATACTGGTGGCGGTAAAGGTCGTTACTACTGGGCTAGGAATGTTAATACAGCAGATACTGCTGGTCCGTTTAATGCGGTAGGTGGTGAGTACGGTGCAACTGCACCTGATGTTGATTTGCTACTAACTACTTTAACAGGTTCAATAACTGAGTCTCAGCTTTACTCGGACTTGGGTGCTCGCTTAGATGGTTACGATGACGATATAGATGGTTTAATCACTACATACGGTTCGACCGTATCCGCGGCTACGAGTGCGGCTGAAGCCGCCCAAAGTGCAAGTGACGCCATAGTAGCTAAAACCGCAGCGTTAGGTGCAGAGACTGGAGCAGTAGCAGCCCAAACCGCAGCATTGGGCGCAGAGACAGGTGCAGTAGCAGCTAAAACCGCAGCATTGGGCGCAGAGACAGGTGCAGTAGCAGCTAAAACCGCAGCATTACTAGCACAAACAGGGGCTGAAACCGCAGAGGACAGTGCTGTAATTGCTAAAACCTCCGCAGAAACCGCTCAGAGTAATGCAGAAACATCTGAAACTAACGCAGCTACTAGTGCAACTAACGCACAAGGTTCAGCATCAGCCGCTTCTACATCAGCTACTACAGCAGCTCAATCAGCTACAGACGCGGGAGATAGTGCAACAGCCGCAGCTACTAGTGAAACTAATGCAGCTACTTATGCTACAGATGCAGGTACTGCTTCTACAGCAGCTCAAACAGCTAAACTAGCAGCTGAAACAGCTCAGAGTAATGCAGAAACATCTGAAACTAACGCAGCTACTAGTGCAACTAACGCACAAGGTTCAGCATCAGCTGCTTCTACATCAGCTACTACAGCAGCTCAGTCAGCTACAGACGCTGGAGATAGTGCAACAGCCGCAGCTACTAGTGAAACTAATGCGGCTACTCATGCTACAGATGCAGGTACAGCTTCTACAGCCAGTGAAACATCTAAACTAGCGGCGGTAGCAGCGCAGGGTAATGCAGAAACAGCAGAAGCTAACGCAGCTACTAGTGCTGGTGCCGCGGCTACTAGTGCGGCTAACGCAAGTGCGAGTGAAACCGCCGCAGGTCAGAGTGCTAGTGCGGCCAATACTGATAAATTAGCAGCTGAAACAGCTCGCAGTGGTGCGGAAACAGCAAAAACTAATGCGGCTACTAGTGAATCTAACGCAGCGGGGTCAGCTTCATCCGCTTCTACTAGTGCCACTAACGCGGCTAACTCAGCTACTGCGGCAGGAAACTCTGCTTCCGCTGCGAACACTAGTGCTGAGACAGCAGCTACTAAGGCTACAGACGCAGGTACATCAGCAGAGGCCGCGGCGGTAAGTCAGACGGCGGCTAGTACCAGTGCAACTAACGCGGCAACAAGCGCTGGCGCGGCGGCTACCAGTGCAACTAACGCAAGTGCAAGTGAAACAGCGGCTGGCCAATCAGCGACAACTGCTAGCACACACGCGAATACCGCATCTACAAAAGCGGCTGATGCTTCTACCTATGCTTCAAACGCGGCTACTAGTGCTACTGATGCAGCAGGTTCAGCTACAGCGGCGGCAAGTACGGTCAACGGGCTGACAGCCCGCTTAGATAATGTTAACGGTGGCACTGGTGACGCAGTTACGGTTGAACAGGCATACTCAGTTACGGCCCAAAATGCGGGCGATATAACAAGTCTAGAAGGTCAGTACTCAGTTAAGATTGACAACGATGGTTATGTCACAGGGTTTGGATTATCTTCTACACCTGTAGATGGTACGCCTTTCTCAGAGATGATTGTACGTGCAGATAGATTCAGTATCGGCTCTGGTAACACAGATATTATCCCGTTTGTTGTTACGACTGCTGAGACTACACTTAACGGTGTAACAGTACCCGCTGGTGTTTATATCGACCAAGCGTTTATTAAGGACGGCGCGATGAGCAGTGCCAAGATAGGTAATGCGGCTATCGACAGTGCTAAGATTGCCGATGCCGCTATTACTAATGCTAAGATTGGTGCTGCCGCTATTACATCTGCTAAGATTGATGACGCTGCTATTACATCTGCTAAGATTGATGATGCCGCTATTACTAATGCTAAGATTGGTGCTGCCGCTATTACATCTGCTAAGATTGGTGATGCAGCTATTACAGCAGCTAAAATTGGCGACGCACAGATTACTAACGCTAAGATAGGCAATGCTGCCATAACTGAAGCTAAGATTGCTAATGCTGCCATAACTGAAGCTAAGATTGGCAACGCGGCTATTACCACTGCCAAGATAGATAATGCGGCTATTACTACTGCTAAGATTAACGACCTTGCAGTTGAAACAATTAAAATAAAAGACCAAGCTGTGTCGTTCGCGGTTAGCGCGTTCACTTCATCAAGTACTAGTATCACTAGCTCAATAAAGAACATACAGAGTGTGGCTATAACTACCACAGGCGCTCCAGTAGATGTAGTAGCTATGACGACAGTTAGGATGTCAATCGCATTTCAAAATGGTTTTACCGTGTCTTTATATAGAGGGTCTACACTACTGATAAGCGCTACTTTAGAGACAGATTACAACGGCGAGTTCCATAGTAACGTACCTTTGATGTTTAGGGACACGCCTTCGGCAGGTACTTACACGTACTACCTTAAAATTAACGGTGGTGGTGGTAACGCTAGTAACAGGTATATGCGAGTCTTGGAGACTAAGAAATGAAAAACTTTATTGTATACAATAGCAGTGGCGAAATCCTACGAACGGGAAGTTGCCCAGATTCAGTTTTCTCTGCCCAAGCCCAAGACGGTGAGTTTATTATGGAAGGTGTCTGTGAAGACGACGCCAACTACTCAGTGGTTAATAGCGCATTGGTACACACGCCTGTAGTACCTACGGTGGAAGAAGTACAACAGAAAATTAGGTCTGCTAGGAATAGCAGGTTGAAAGTTAGTGATTGGACTCAAGTACCGGACGCTCCACTGACCGATGCGAAGAAGTTAGAGTGGCGTACCTACCGCCAAGCGTTAAGAGATTTACCTGCTCAATACCAGAATGAGACGGATTTTGCAAACGTAGTGTTCCCTAATCCGCCAGAATAAGGCATAATATAGGCTATGAATAAGCCTAACTCACAGTTGTTACTAAACTCACGACAATATGTAGGTACGTGGGTAGCTCTCCAAACTGGTCAAACTGGTGACTGGGGGAGTTTTAATGCCTTTGGTATAGAGGTTAACGACGCGATTGTTGCAGGTGTTGTGATTAATAATATTAACGGTGCGAACGCTACAGTGCATATAGCCATAGCTAGACCATCTAAGTTACTACACAAGTTATTTACCGTTGTATGTGACTACGCATTTAATCAATTAGGGCTACTACGTTTGACGGGTATGGTTCCTACTGATGAACCAAAGACTATTGCCTTTGATAAGAAGATAGGCTTCGAAGAAGAATTCATAATGAAAGATGGCGCTCCGGGCGCTGACATGCAGTTTTTAGTTATGTGGCATGATAAGTGTCGCTGGCGACCTAATAGGAGTTAATCATGGGCGGTAAAAGCGCACCAGCACCCGACTATAGTGGTATGGAACAAGTAGCTCGCGAGCAACTTGCTTTTTCTAGACAGCAATACAGAGACTTATTACCAGTCGCGCAAGAAATCGCTGGTCTACAAGCAGACGCTCAGCGTCAACAAATGGACCAAGCTGCTGACTACTATGCTTACCAACAAGAAACCTTTAGGCCACTAGAGCAAGGTCTTGTGCAACGAGCTCAAGAGATGGATACCGAAGCGTATCGTCAGCAACAGGCTTCTCAAGCAAGTGCAGCTGCGGCTCGTGCCTTCTCAACTTCTGATGCTATGAACCAAAGAGCTATGGCGGCTCGTGGTGTTAATCCTAATTCTGGAGCAGCTCGTGCAGCTGGCTCTGCTACTGGGTTACAACAAGCGGCTATGCGTGCATCTGCAATGACAGGCGCAAGGCAACAAGCACAAGATAGAGCGACAGCGGCGCAATATCAAGCAGCTGGCTTAGGTCGTGGTTTAGCAACTAACTCTCTACAAGCGTTCCAAGGTGCTACTGGCGCTGGCTCTTCCGCTATGGGTACTTATCAAGCACCGGGCGCGGCGTATATGTCGGGCTTAGGTCAAGCAGGTAACACATTCGGTAATATTGCTAGCACACAAGCTAGTGTATACAGCAACGCGATGAACGCCCAAGGCGAAATGTACGGTGCTATTTTAGGGGCAGGTGCTACAGCCTACGCTTCTGACCGTAGACTAAAAACTAACATTACTAAAGTCGGTGCCGACGAAGCTACTGGCCTTAACTTATACCAATTCAACTATATTCCTGAAGTGGGCGATGACGGTACTTACGTCGGTGTTATGTCTGATGAAGTTCGTGAGTTGTTCCCAAGTGCAGTAATTGTAATGAGTAATGGTTTTGATGCGGTTAACTACGAAGAGTTAGGCATTGAGATGAAACAAGTAGGAGAAGCGTAATGGGTTGGGCATCGGGTTTTAGAGCAGGGTCAGAGCTAGTAAGAAACGCTATGGAATTGCGCGACAAACGAGAGTTGCGCGAAGGATTATCTAAGTTACAAGAAGAGCGGGACGCCACACTTGAAGCACAAAAAGCTCAAGCTCTACAAGAGCAACAGCTAACTCAACAAGGCGTGCCATTATCTTCTCAAGTAGCTAACCCTGATGGACTACCAACAATGCTTGGTGCAACCCCAGTCGCTGCTGGCAATATGTCTCCTGTAGCTCCACAAGGTGGCGTACCACTAGGTCAACTACAAGCTGTACAGTTTACACAGGCTGCTGAAAACTTACCTACTATGTCAGAGGCTGAGTACCTGAGAAAGCAAGCAGACGTATATACTCGGTTCGGAAAAGACGACAGAGCCGCCGCTATACGTGGTGAACTACGCGGCCTTACTAGACAAGAGTTATTAGACCAACGTTATGAGGCTGATCGAGATGAAGATAGAAGACGTTACGATGCAGAACAAGAGGCGGCCGCTCAAGCTAAAGCGGACACAGCGGCGTTTAGAGCTAATCAACTAAAATACCAGCAAACTGTAGCTGATAAACAGTTGGCGGCTACAAATAATAGAATAAAAATTGATAGCCAAAATGAAGCTACACGTCTGGCGCAGACAGCTGGCTCTAGCATATATCAAAATACTATAATGAATGGCGGTTCTCTTAATGACGTTTATGCCGCGGTAGGCGAACAATTCCCTCAACGCTTAGAAGACGGCTCTGTTAACCCACAATACTCAGCTGCTATGGCTGTGGCTAACAAACAAGCTATTGAAGATTCTGGGCTAGATGCGCAAGGTATTGGTAGCATAAACAGTAGTGTAATTAACACTATAGATAACGCACTTAGCTTCGAAGGTGATGAGACTCAGCGTATAGAGAGACTTAACGAAGCCGCTGCCGTTGTTTTTGATTCAGACCCATATGATAATGTAACGCCTAGAATTGTTCGTGCATCTGACTTACCATCTGGCTATGGTCCTATAGACAGTGGCTACGTTATTCTAGAAGGTGATAGACTTGTAGACAGTTTTGACAGCTTAGACGAGATATCTAAGATGGGTGAGTCTTTTAAAGAACAGCTTAACAATAACCCTGTTAACTATGCTGTCCTGTTCGCTGAACAAAAACAAAGAAGTTTAACTGCTTCTTTAGCAAACGCAAAAGACCAAGCTGCACGCCAAAAAGCTTACTTCAGCTTTCTCGAGAAGAACCCGACTATGGTTGGCACGGATAAGATGAGAGAGATAGAGAAGCTGTATCGCGTAGGTCAACCACTCGATAATAAGGGTAGATTCGGTGGCGGTACTAGTCCTAGTACCAATAATCAGCCTAAAGGGTTGTTCTCAACCACAGATACCAAACTAGAACAAGAGGCGGCTGAAGCGCAACTTCTGGCGGAGCGTCAGGCTGTTTACACACCTGAAGTTTATGAAAGAATAAGTGACCCTAGAACAGTTATTAGTGACCTAGAAACAATAGCTAATGACCCTGCCGCTCCAGAAGAGTTTAGGACTCTTGCAGAGAATATACTTAGCGATAGACGTCGCGAATCGGCAATGCGTAATCTAGTAAATTCTCGTTTATAAGGATACTCTATGTCAATTTATACACTTGAAGACCTACGCAATGCCGCTCCAGCTGAGCTCAAAGATGTTTCTGATGAACAACTAGTTGTTGAGTATGCTAAAGATGCAGGTATGGACCCGTTTGAGGTTGCTGATTATCTAGGAGTTAGCACAGGTCGTGACACCAATCCTATATTTGCTGGTATTTCTTCTGGTACAGATACGTTACAAGGCTTAGGCTATAGCGCTTTAGCCGCTGGTACTCGCGCACTAGGCGCTGATGAAATGTCAGAAAGTTTGATGCGTGGAGCCGAAGGGCAGCAATACGAGGGCTATCTAGCTGGTAGACCTGAATATGAACGTATTGAAGACTTAGAAGGTATAGGTGATTACTTAGGTTATGGGGCGTATCAAATTGGTAAACAGCTTCCTATTATGGGCGGTATCGCGGCGGCTGGTCTAGCTACTGGTGGTGTAGGTACTGCTGCTGGTTTATCAGCGCGTACTGCTATGGCTTTAGGCTCTGGCGGTACATCATATGGTGTCGGTGTAGGTTCTTTATATCAATCTGCATACGAGGCGGAGCAACAAGGTCAAGAGATGAACCTTGGTGAAGTGTTTGCTAAGGCATTACCTTACGCTGCGGCGGAAGCTTTTGTTCCTGTAGTTGGCACTAGCTTAATTCGAGGTGGGGCCGCTGGCCTAACTTCTGCTTCACGTGTAGGTAGAGGGTTAACTGCTGGTGGTACAGCGGCTGTAACAGAGGGCGCTACTGAACTACTCCAAACTGAACTAGAAATCTCAATGAATCCATACTTGTCTGAGGAAGAGAAGTACTCACAACGTCTTAACGCGGCTGTAGCTGGTGGCGTATCTGGTGGCGCCCTTGGTACTGCTGGCGGACTACTTAGCAGACAAAAGCAGGTTGAACAAAAACCTGAAGGATTTAGACCTACTCCTACTCAACAAGACGAAATAGATTTAGGGCGTATACCTGTTTTAGAAGGTGATATGCAAGACGAGCTAGGTACACCTGATACTGGACTCGCTGAACCTATATCTTTGGCTGAAACTACACCTACTGAACAAGTTATAGATGAGAATCAACTAGACTTAGATTTTGATGCAGAACCTTTTGTAGAGCCTACTCCAGAAGAACAGCGTCAGCAGAGTATAGACGCTGAGATAGCTCCTGTTATTGAAGAGCAACGTGCAGGTATTGAATCTTCTAAAGGTCTACCGGCTCGCGGAGTATTAGAGGGTAAACTTGGTGTAGCTAAATCTAAATTAGCTACTCTAAACCGTACAATGCAGCCTTTGATACAACTCAAAGGTCGTCCTCAAGAGAAGGCTAAACTTAAAGAATTAGGTGAGCAAAAGAAAGTATTACAAGCTGAAGTTGCTGAGATAGAATCTCAAATATCTATAGTTGATAATAAGAAAACTTTCTCTAAGAATAAAAAGACTTTAGAACGTGCATACCGCAAAGTTCAGCGTGGTGTTGCTGTAGAAGACCTACGTGATGACGAACGTGTTGCCATATTATCTGCATCTCCTACTTTAGCTTCTGAATTTAATGTTGTTGAGTCTACTGATACAGCTACCGAAGTAGATGTCGAAGATACGTCTTTGTCTGATGTAGTCGAGCAAGTGGAAGTTAATAATCGTGATAAGAAAGAAGAAGTCGTAGAAGCTGTAGAACAGGCGGAACGTTCTAACACTGCTGAAGCTGTTGAAGATGAAGTTGAGCAACGCGTGTCTAATATGGCTATTGATGAGTTATTCTCAGAAGTTAGTTCGGAAGGCGAGAAAGCTGAAGGCCGTGCTACGATTAAGCCAAATGTTATCGCTGGCGTACTACGTGCATTGCGTAGACCTAATCCAGATACTACAGTTAACTTGTATGATGGCAACAAAGTCGATACTGAAGCTGACCCAGCTGACGTACAACAAGCTCAAGCCATATACGATGCGGTGCAAAAGGTATTGTTCAATGCCTATAAGAAATTAAATGCCGCTCCTAACATCCTAAAAACCGCTGAAGAGTATGTTGACCCGCAGGGTAATGTAGATTTCGATAATGTTGAGGCTGACCGTAAACAGTCAACCAGAGAAGACAACACTAGAAGAGAAGCGGATTATAATCGCCAACTTAATGTTGCAATAGATGAGTTAGTTCAAGCTGCTGGTTCTGAAACTAACGCTCAAGCTGTTATCGCCGCGTTTAAGAAAAAACGTGAAGCCGCTTCTAAGAATGAGTTATTAGAAACAGAACTAACTAACCCTATAGACGAGACCGATAATAGACTAACAGCTTATGAGTCGGTACTTGGCAAAGCTAAGAAGTTTGCGTCTATGGGTAAGTTTTATGAGCATATAGATACGTTACTTAGTTCTTCATTCGCTAATCGTCGTGATAGCAGAACAATAGCTGACACACCTGACACAGTTTCTGGTAGAAAAATTAGAAACCTGCAAAAACTAGAGGGCTCTTCTGCTGTAGCTAAACGCCTAGCTAAGTTAGTCGGGGGCGACATGAACAAAAGCCCCACAGCTGTTCTTAGTCTTATAGAAGAGGTAGCGCCAAACCAAGGTGGTGTGGCTTCTGGGTATCAGCGTATATTAGCCAAGTCCCTTAAACGTGTATTCCGTGCAATGACTGCCGCTAAGGTAGGACAGAACCTCAAGTTTAAATTTGCTGAAGAAGGACAGAACCCTAGCTATGACCCTGCTACTCACACTGTTACACTAACAGAGACAGCATCACCAGAACAAGTACTGCACGAATTGTTGCACGCTGGTCTACAGTGGTATGTCGGCTCTAATCCTAATATGCAGTTAGTTAATAACATTGAAGAATTGTTAGATAAGGTTATTGAGTTCGATGTTTCAGAGCTAGATATCACAGACGGACAGAAACAAGAAATTCTAGATGTACGCAATGTATTAGCAAGGTTAAAGGAAGAAGGTAGTCGAGACGATACTAAACGCCAAGCCGCTGTACTAGAGCTAATATCGTATGGCCTTACGCTTAACTCATTTAAGCATATGATGAAGTATATTGACGGCTCTGGCTCTAAGCCAGCTGAGTCTTTCTTCTCAGCTCTTAGTGAGTTGTGGCAAAATATCATCAAGCTAGTACGTAGCATGGTTAATAAGTTCAGTGATACTGAAATAGAATACTCTGCCGCTGAAGCGCTTGTAGAAAACAGTTTCTTATTATTAGATCAATCTGCTAAAACTATTAACAAAGAGCAGTTTGAAGCTACTCGTAGTAACCCAAGACTTAACATGGGCGCATACGATGAAACTGTAAACAATGATGCGGCCGATATAGACCCTGCTGGTGTTGCACAAGGTGATATTAATATTCGTGAGCATAACCGTGCGGATTTAGACTCTGGGTTATTCTATAGTTTAGTAAAAGCCACTGGGTACTTTAAGTTAATTGATAAAAGCAAAGGCAAGATGAGCGAAGTGGCCGATGCTATAAGAAAAGACCATCCTACATTGCAACGTGGTTTATCTTATATCGCCGCTGGTTTCAGTGCTACTAAGTCTTTCATTTCACTGGTTGAGCAGTTGAAAGTTGACCGTCACTCCCCGCAATACATAGCGAACGAACTAGCGGCTATTATCCGTATGCGTTCTCCAGAAGAAGTACTTGCAATTATTAAGTATCTTGACGGTGATTCTAAGTCGTTAGAAGGTGTTAAAAATCCTGAGAAAGTTAGAATTTATGCCGACCTTCTACTAGAAAACTACGAACGCCTAAAGCAGTATGTGCCTAAAGACGTAGCTGATGCTTTTTCTTCTGATAAGAAGTTCAGTGAAATCCTAATGTATATCGATAAGTCTGATGACGTTGCAAGCCAAGGTCTGAGTGGGCGTAGCATTAGTGACTTAGTGCGCTCTACAGGTGAAATGGTAAGTGCAGAGGATATTGAGTCTAACACTGATTTAACTAACATAGGTCCTGATGGCAAGGTTGACCCTAACGCTGTATTTATAAAAGTTAGAGTCTCTCCTGCTGGTAGTCCTCCATATACCATGATGGTAGATAGAGATATATATCGTCAATTAGATGGCGCTTTGCCTGTCAATGGTACGGTTAATATTGAATCATCTGTGTCTTATAAGGTAAGTCCGAAAGACACTAAGAAAAATGCTTATAGATTTAGAGCTAGTGTAAGTTATAAAGACGCGGTTACTGCTGCTGAAGCGGAACGATATGCGTTTGCTATTCAGAATACATTAGCCGCTCTATCGCATAACTATAGTGTTGATAAGTTTATGCAAGCGGCTTTTGCTGACGGGTTGGAATCAGGGTATGTATTGCGCAATGAAGTTGAATTACGAGCGCAAGAAGAAAAGATAAACGCTGAGCGTACTAATCCTAAAGAAGGTAAACGCAAGAAAAAACCTGTAACACTTAAAATTCTTGGTGAGCGTGATGCGCAGGGTGAAACTACTGAAGACAAAGCGCGAGATATCGCTAAGATTTCAGACCTCTCTCGTTCTTCTTACTACTATGTACGTGTGCCGGAAGGTTATGGTGAGTTGTCGGGTATGCTAGTACATGGCCCTGAGTGGAATTTCCTAAGTGATGCTATGGACAGGTCTAAACTTCTAGCTGGAAGTAACTTCGGCTCTGACGTCGGCCGCGCTATTTCTGAGACAAACCGTCTATTTAAAATAGCTAAGACTCGTTATAGTGCTGGTACACAGGTTACTAACGTTGCATCTAACGTATCTATAATGAATATGCACGGTATCTCGTTTAAGACACTCATAGAAACAACTAGTATTTTATACCGCTTTATGACTAACGCCGCTAGTTTAAAACCTAACGAACGTTTGTTAGTGCAGCAGTTTATAAACTCTGGTGCTTTATCTGGTAACTTCTCTACTACTGAAGTTGCACAGCAATCATTAGAGGCGCTGAAAGATTCGTATGATAACGATGTAGATACATCTATATTCAATCAGATTAAAGGACTTCTTAAATTCCAAAACGCGCTATTAAGTAACGCTGTTAAGGCTGGTGAGAGAGTAGATGATGTACTAGCTGAAGCATACGCCTTTGGTGATAACATGTTCCGCTTCGCCGCTTTTACTAAGAGTATTGCAGATGAGATGGAAGCTACTAATACAAACGAAATCACAGAAGATATGGTGGTAACTGGAGCTAAAGTAGCTCGTAACGACTTCCTTAACTATGATATCGATGCGCCACTAATTAAAGGCTTACGCCAGTCTGTGGTTCCATTTATATCTTGGTCATATGCTGTTATACCAGTAATGGGTCGTATTCTTGCTACCAAACCACATCGTGTCGTTAAGTTGATTGCTGCTTACGCGTTCCTAGATGCTGTTATGTCTGCACTAGCTGGCGACGACGAAGAAAGACGTAAGGCTGGCAGTGAAGATTTAGACAAGCGTTTGTTCCCGTTTGGTCCACATGCAAGTATTCGCATCCCGTTCTTAGGTGAAACTGAAGAAGACGCTGTGTACTACAAACTTGGTGATTACATGGTTCCTTTCTCAGCGAACCGTGCACTGCCTAACCCGTTCTTAGGTTTAGATTGGTGGCCAAGTCCGATACAGCCTTCTGGACCACTTATTTCAGCTGTGTTATTTGGTCTTGGTGGTGTTGACCCGTTCACTGGTAAGGGTATTCATAGCCCTACAGACACAACTAGTGACAAGTTTATCAACGCTACTAGCAAGATAATAGACACCATGTTACCGCCTAGTGTCAACATCAAGACTGCTCAAGACCTTGCATCTGTTATGGGTGGCAAGTATGATGTAATTGGCAGAGAAGAAAGCAGGTTACATTTCTTAATGGCCAAGGTGTTCGGATTGAAGGTAGTTGAGTCTAACGACCTAGAAGAAGCCAAGTGGCGTCAGATACGTGATTCTAAAGTTGCTCGTGATTATAAATATGCAATGAGTAAACTAAAACGTGAGTACTTAGCTACTGGTGACACTGACTATGATTCATTCTCCGAACAAATAGCGGACTTAACTGAGAGACTTGAGGAAGAGCGCCGCAAAATTTGGAAAATAGAGGACGAATAATGCCAGCTAAAAAAGACCCAAAATTGGAGCGTGCAGGTGTCTCAGGATATAACAAACCAAAAAGAACACCGAACCACCCGACAAAAAGCCACGTTGTCGTTGCAAAAGAAGGTGGCAAAACAAAGACTATACGATTTGGCCAACAAGGAGTTAGCGGCTCGCCAAAAACAAAAGGCGAAAGTAAGTCTGAAGCAGCGCGCCGTAAATCGTTTAAAGCACGTCATGCAAGCAACATATCGAAAGGTAAAATGAGTGCGGCGTACTGGGCTAACAAGGAGAAGTGGTAATGAGTAAAGCTACTCCCACAAACTCCGCGTTATGGTCACGTGCAAAAGCTGCGGCCAAGAAAAAATTTAAAGTCTATCCTAGTGCATATGCAAATGCTTGGGCTGCTAAGTGGTACAAAGAGAAAGGTGGCGGCTGGACAGGCGGTAACAATAAGGTGGCTAAACGTGGCAAAAGCAAAAAAGCCTAGCACCAAGAAAGGTGGTCTAGGTAAATGGTTCGGCGAAGAATGGACTGACGTAAAAACTGGTAAAGCTTGTGGGCGTAAGTCAGCTAAAGACAGTAAACGTGCATATCCAGCATGTCGCCCTAAGAAGGTGGCGTCAAAGATTAGTAAGTCTGAGGCGTCTAAGAAAACTGGGCCAAAGAAAGTTAAATGGTCTACTACTGCTAGCGGTAAAAAGAGGAAATAACTATGTTTAAACCATGCGCCGGATGTAAAACCAAAATGGCCTGCAAGAAAGCTGGAAAATGTTTAGCTAAACGCAAGGCTCCACAAAAGAAACCAGCTACTAAAGCTAAACGTCAATACAAAAGGAAATAACATGCCTGCTAAGAAACCAGTTCGCGGCCAACGTACCGCTACCAACAAAAAGACCACTACGGCTAAGAAGAAAGCTCTTCCTAAGATTCCAAAGGATATGAGCAAAATGAATCTTACTCGTGTTAAACCTACGAAATCTGAACAGCGAGTTAAAGCTGATTTAGCTCAACAGGGTAGACAATCTAAAGCTACTGTGAAAAAAATGTCTGCTGCTAATACTGGAGGGTTTAGTCCTAGTAAGTTAAGCGCTAGTGACCGAGCTCTATATAATAAGTATGTAGCTAAGTATGGCAAACCTAGTACTAAGTGGGCTAACGGAAAACCGCGTAACCCAATGACGGAAGTACGTAACCAAATGTCTGCTGAGAAAAAGAAGTAATAAAAAAGGGGCTCTAGGCCCCTTACTTCATTTTAGCTTTCGTCGTTCGTTTAAAGGAACGGTTCTTAGATTTATCAACAACAGCTAGGTTAGAACGTCCGTTCTTACCACCTTTAGCCAATGGCTTCTTGTGGTGCACATCTTTTCCATCGCCCTTACTGACTTTACCCTCACGTTCCAACTGTCGTCGTGCTTTGTTACGAGCAGCTCGTTTCTTTTTCTGCTCTTCAGAACCTTGGTAATTGTCATACTCTTTGCGATAATTTCTAGGCATTAGTTTTTCTCCTTCAATCCTTCAACAAAGTCTCTGACTACCTTGCTGTCTGTATAATCATTGAAGCTATCTTTTACTGCCTCAATAAAACGTTGGTGGTTAACGTCTACAATTATACACCATGCTTGACCGGGGTTTCTACCGGGACAGTTTTTATACATAGTCACACGTTCGTTTGCACTAACTAAGGCTCCCATTTTATCCAGTTCACGAATCACTCGGTCATAGGCATCATTGGTTCTTTGTAAGTGCTTACTAAAAGCCGCTTTGTTAATACACAATCTACTACCCGGCATAATCGGGTTCTTGTCATCGTATACATACTCAAGGCGCATTACAGCTTTCTTAGGTACATCATACTCAGCGATAAGAGGTTTCTCGTTACTGTTGTATCTTTGCTTAACTGAAATAATCTGGTCGTTACACTGTTGCATAAACTGACCGACTACATCTAGTGCATCTGTGCGTGAGTCTGCTGTGTCTTGGCGTAAGTCTTTGATAACTGAAAGCAGGTGCTTAATTGTGTTATCGATATCGAAAGGGAATAAACCTAGTTTAAAACCTATACGACCCATAATCCACGCTGACTTAACTAACGACTCAAAGAAACGTTCTTGTGATTCGAACTCAAAGTTAAACTTCTCATCAAAATTCTTAGAACCTTTACGAGTGAACTCTTTAGTATCCCCCATTGCAATTACAGCAGAGACAAGTTCAGTCATTGCATGGCCATAGTTCTCATCAATGGTTTCATCAAAACGTCTAGCGATTGAACCATACTCGTCACGTAAATCAACAAACACTTTACTATGTTGTGGTAGCTCTAGTGTACGTAAGCGTAGTGGCTCACTGTTTGCCATTGTTTGGTCGTACTTAGTCATAAGCGACGTGTTAGTAGACATAAACGTAGGACCGTCCCAAGTCTCTGGCTCACGTAGTTCACGGTTAACATTCATAGAGAGCTTTTCTTTACCCTCTGAAAATGTGTATGCCATTTGAGATACGTTCTCAGCATCTGCCATAGTTAATTCGTCTATACACATAGGTAAGTTATTGAGTACGCCACGCTGTTTAAACAGACCGTTAGCAGTATCGTTCTTACCACGCATCAGTGCAGAAGGATTACCATATAATGCACTTGCCGCTCGTAGTGATATAGATTTACCTGTACCAGATACCGTAGAGTAAATAGATATGATACTAGAACCATTACCCATAAACTTAGCAATAACACCTGTACATGCTAATAGAATAGTACTGCGTATTGTTTCAGTGCCCGGGTTATTAAGCAACGCCATAGCTTCAACAAACTTCTCACGTGTGCCTGCTGGTGCTACGATATTCTTCATCTTACCCGCCTCGCCTACTATGCGACGTGACTCAGCGCCATTAGGTGCATTGATAATCTGTGTACCACATAGGAACGAACCATCTTCTTGCCAACCGAAGTTAGAATAGTCATATCCTACTGGGGTCTGTGACTGAACTAATCTTAAATAGTCCATAAGGTAACCTCTTAATTTCTCCATTTTTGCAGGACTCTTGAAGCCGATAATCTGCAAGTTTAGTAACCAATCAGAGAAGTCTTTGCCACTCGCTGCTAGTACACCAACGCTGTGGTCTTGCTCTTCCCAACCGATAAACGGCTTTTTAACTACTAAGGTAAATGAAGTAACTTTAGTTTTCTTGCAATAGAACATGCCTCGGATAAACATCAAGTAATCACTAACAAGTTCAGTATCTGTAATAGGATTACCATCTTCATCTTCAGTCTTAACTTCGCGCCATATGAAACCACTACGGATAACATAGCCTTCGGGCATCTGTATCTTTTGTTCTTCTTGCTCGCCGTCTTCTTTTTCTACTATGACTGTCTTCTCAGTAACACCACTTAATTGTGCAGGAGAAGTTTTCTGTCCTTTGAACGGACAACCTTCACAACCTTTAGGGCATAGCTCTTCAAACTTATTACAAGTGGTAGGACCAGTACCTTTCCAACCATCCAGTTTGCGCATGTTCATGTCTAGGTCAAACTCAGGGTGCTGACCAGCTAACATGATGATAGTACCCTTAGGGTCTGGAGTGAACTTAGCCATACCTAAAGAAGCACGCCATAAAGGTTCTTCAACAGGATTACCACCTGCATCGATTACACCACCTGACTGTATCAAGGCGCCGACTTGTTGACACTTCTCGCCGATAGACTCGATATCTAAATCATTCTTAGTATCGTCTGCAAGGATTGCATCAAGCATAGCGTTCTTAGGGCGTTCTTTCTTAGGTTGCTCAATATCAGCTACGTAATCTTTTAGTAGTCCCATGATTAACGCTATGTCATGCTCAGCGCCATCGTCTAATAATACTTCAACAGGTTTCCACTCAGCTTTCTTGTGGTGTGTGCCTACTGGACGAAGTACCATTGACGGGTCATGTATCTTACTTGTATCAATCTCTAAGCCTTTGTCGTGTAGTGCATTACGTAGTGTTTTACTAACATGCACCCACTGACTTTTAGCTACGCTTTGATTTAATACCCAGTAGACATGTGCGCCATTGCCTGATGAGACAATAAGTGGTTTAGGTAAATTTAATTCTTTAACTACTTCTACTAGTTTAACTAAGCCGTCTTGTTGTGTTTTATATGGCTTATCTTCTCCGCAATCTAAATCAAAGCATAGTGATTTAAAGTACGTGGCGTTATCTTGTGTACGCCTTATCTTTTTCTTCCCTTCGACTTCTTCTACGTGGTTGGCGAATGTGCCAACACTAAAATAAATAGTTACATCTTTCTGTTGGTCCCACTGTGTTACCAGTGTTTCAGCTTCATCAAGTTCGTTATAAGTAAATGATTGTCTGTTCCAAAAGATGCCTTTCGCGGTATTAAGCTGTGTGATTACTACTTCATCTTTATCACTACATACCCTTTTTAAGAATTCTGCTGTTTTCACGACGTCCCCTTTAAGATAAATAAGCCCCACTTTCGCAGGGCTTAAAATATTCTACAGATTATTCGTCGAACAAGCTATCAAGTTTTGCTGATAATTCATCCGATGACTTCACTGCTTCCACCTTTGGTTTTTCTTCTTTTGCTTTTGCAACGATTGGCGCTTCTTCGTAAGCAGCTGCTTCGTCGTCTTCAGGTGTAGCTTTCGGTGCTTCGACTTTAGGTGCAGAACGGTCTTCTAACTTAGGGTCTGCATTGCTTGCGTCTAGTACACGAATAGCGATTTTAGTTGAGTCATCTTCTAGTAGTTGGTCAACAGTTGCGATAGCTTTCTCAGGAACATAACCTTTGTGTTTGAATACTAACTTCGGATAGCTAGCGTTCTCGTCAAAGCCTAGTTCAGTGATTGCTTCTTCTGGACCGATGCCATAGTTAGCTAACTCAGTGAAGTATTCACGTAATGCTTTCATGCCTGATACTGGTACAGTAAGTGAGTAAACTTTAGACGGGTCAGCCGCAGCTACTACAGCAATGTGGCGTTGGTCAGCACACATCTTAGACTTAGCACCTGATGGTAGAACCTTAGAACCAAGTACATTGTTTGGACAAGTAGCACAGTTGCTAGCCACTGGTGACTCTACACGTGCATCTGGTTTAGTACCGTCGTTAGAGAAACACGCTGGTCCGTTGCTTTCAGCATTTGGATCCCAAGCACCTGCATAAAATACTTTAGATACTTTAGGATTAACACCGACAATGATGACGTCTAAGTTAACACCGACAGTTGTTTCAACACCACTTTCTACAAGACGGAAGCGACCTGCACGTAATGAGATACGTGGAACACTAGTGCCTGATGAAGTGCCTAATACAGCTGTTGCTAAAGTAGACTGTTTGTTTTTCTGACGCTCCGCAATACGGGCGGCAATGTGAGCTGGTACGTTTTGAGTAGACATAATATATCCTTAGTTTGATTTTCTGAAGTTAAAAACACTGACTGATTTAAAGTTAACGCCCGGCGGTGGTTCGCCTGAAGCTTCGATGTAACTGCGTACAGCAGTCTTTGAGGCACGTGCCTCTAGTAAATCCCACGCATTATTGTCCTTACAAAAATTAAATAAATCTTCGCGAGAACCTACAGTTGCAGAATGGTGGGTTGACCAATACGCAGTACCTGCGTTTGTCTTAATAGTAGACAAACCATCTTCCTGTGCCTTGGCAGTAAACCAGTTCTCAAGAGTAATCATCTTCTCTTTGATTGCCGCTTTACGTTCTTTGTACTCCCTATCGAGAGCGTCAAGTTCTTTCCTGACCTGCATATAGCGGTCAGCAGCTTGCTCATAATTCATGATACTTCCCCTAGTTATTTAGTCATCACTGTTAATACCACGCACTAAGTCCAAGAACTCAGCTAACGTGTTTTTCTTCGCGCGTAATCGTCTATACAACTCCGCCTCGAATTTTGTTGCGTAGATATGCCATACAGATGTTTTCCCCTCTGTACTTAAACGACGTATCCTTGCATTAGCTTGCTCATATTGTTCTAGCGAATATATTGGCGCGTACCATATAATGTCTTTTGCTCTTGTTAGAGTAAGACCATGTGCAGCTACCTTTGGGTGCGCTAACAATATACGTGGCTCGTCAGTATGTTGAAAGTTGTGAAATATTTCATCACGTTCTTTCTTTTTGACGTCACCATTAACAAGCTCCACACTGTATTTATCATTGCGTAACTGCTCTAATAAATGCAACTGTGTACCTTTGAGTGGGACAAAGATAATAACCTTCCCACCAATCTCTTCAAGCAATTCAGTAAGTGTATTATACCGCACTCCAGCGTCTATGGCAATCGAGCCCTCTTCCGAGTAGACAACTCCACAGCATATCTGTAGTAGCTTAGAGAGCATTACAGCTGTGTTAGCGGCTGTTACTTCACCCTCTTTAAATACCGTTACCGCTTTGTCTTGCATATCTTTAAATGCTTTTTCCTGCTGAGTAGTTAGCTCAGTCTTACGCCCAACGAAGTTTGTGTCAGGCAAGTCTTTACATTCATCAAGTGAAAAACGTATCGATGGTTGTAACACTTTCTTACAAGTCTCTAACGAATCTTCTCTAGGTATCCATTTAAACTGTGTAATCTTTTTCAGCACTGTATCTTTAAACGCTGTAAAGCTACGCTGTACATTCGGCGACTCAACAAGTCGTGCAAGTGTCCAAGCATCAGCGGGCGTTTGCGATATCGGTGTACCAGTCAATAACCATAACCAAGGCTTGTGTGTATTCATCCACTTCTGGAATATCTTAAACCGTCTAGATGATGGTGACTTCAATGCTGTAGCTTCATCGTATATTACTACGTCAAAACCTGTCAACTCATCTGCAAGGTTAGTAAACCCGTCATGGTTAATGATTACATACTGCACGCCCGGAGTTTCAAGTAACTGTAGGCGTTTCTTCTTAGTCCCTACACACAAAACAAACTGTCTATGTGGTAAGTGGTTCTTTAGTTCTGAACCCCACACTGGTTTGAGTGTAGACAATGGTGCAACAACTAATACTTTCTTAGCCTCACCTCGTGTTAGTAAATAGTCTGCCGCCCATATAGAGCTGATAGACTTACCAGTACCCGGCGCATTTAGGCACAGACATCTTTTATGTGTAGTTAAAAACGATGCTGTTTCTATTTGGTGTTCCATAGGTTCGAAGCGAGCGGGCCAGTCATAGTAATGTTTGATCGGCTCTGGAACACTAAAACCTAAGTTACGCATAACCATAACTTCTTCAGTATGGTATGGCACCGCCACATGTTGTTCACCATTGTGCATGAACTCTTTAGCGTGCGGTATAAATTTTAAGAGCTCGTCGTTGTGCGAACTCTTTACTATGACTGTCTCCTTCTCAGGAACTACGAGCATAGCGCCGTCCACCCTGCGAACTCTTGTTCCCACGTAACAAGGTTAGAGTCGCTCACTAGATACACTTCAGCACCTACATACTTTAGGTTATTCATCTCACGTACCTGATTATTAGTTGGCTTGTTGTTGCCGAACTTAGTCTCAATCGCAAACGTTCTACCTTTAAATGTACCCATGAAGTCTGGGATACCTGACCTGCCGTAACCATTAGCTGGTGGCATGAAATACCATAGCTCATCGCCATAAGTGGCTAGTATCTTTTTAACTTGTTTCTTTACATCTGCTTCGTTTCTCATCTTCTTCCCCTACGTCTAGCGTCAGGACATATATCTTGTGCTGGGCACCACGGACATAAGCCTGAAGGTTTGGTGTCAAACACACCTAAATCAATCGTTTCTTGTACTTGCTCAAATCTAGGTTTGAGTCCATCCCATAATGCACTGGCATACTTTCTTTGGTATGTAGCATTGGTTACCTCGTCGAACTTCAACCAAATAAACGAGGTTTTAACTTCTTCAACTTCTGGATAATGCCAAAACACCATTGATGCAAACAGTTGTAGCTGTGTTGGATTCTCTTTAACTTTACCTGTCTTGTAATCGAGGCAGTAAGCTTTATTACCATCCACAACAAGTACATCGGCAATAGACCTAATATAAGCATCACGACTAAACCAGTCACAAGGCTGTAGGTTTTTATCGACTGCCATCTGGAATTCATATAATTTCTCTCCGTTCTTAGCATTGATTGTATCTACTAAAGGGCCCCAACGTTTTATCGTTTGTTTACCTTCGAGTGTAAGTGAACTCATGTCGAGTTCGCCTTTACCATATAGTTCTAGAACTTCATGTACACGATTACCATACTCACTGGCTTCGCTACCTTGGTCTCTAACTGATTTTGTAACATATAAGTAATCGAATTTTGCTGGGCATTGCTCAAATGTACTTAGCCGACTATACGACAATGACATATGTGACATATCTTATCCTTATTTTGCGTCGCCGTATGAGTCTCCTATTTCAGTCTCACAAGCAACGGGTATTGCGCCTCTACACCAAGGTGGCGTCATGTCTAAACATTCTTCCATATAGGTCTGCGCTTCAGTAAGTTGGTCTTCAGGCACTATACATACTGCTTCATCGTGCACTGATAATTTAACCGGATATCGTTGATTAATCCTAGCCGACTGCCACATTACAATCTTCATTGCTGCATGTTGACATAGGTTCTCAACTACCTTCGGTCCATATATCTTAACACGGCCGCCGCCCATTTCATACGACCATTCGTCATCCCTATATTCTAGGTTATGATAAACAACACCGGGTTCGCCGGGCCTACCAAAGCCGTCGTTCTGCGTGATGAACCACCCGTTAACATCGATAGGTAATAAGTTACACCCACGTGATATATCTGGTAAGACCTGTTTGTCACACTTACGCCATAGTTCTACAACCTTGTCATGTACTGAACGCCATAGTTGTACAATCTCATATGCACGGTCATAACTAATTGGCTCTACACCATCCATGTTCTGTGCGGCTTGGCGTACCATCTCTTGGAATCGCTCTGCTCCTGCACCATACTGTAGACCTAGCATAGCTGTCTTACCTAAGAAACGTTCAGCATAGTCTGCCTTTGTTATCTCACGGTTGAACAGTTTAGATGCGAAGTCACAATACATATCGACACCATTTCTAATTTTAATAAGCGCGTCTTCTTGGCCAGCTAATGCCATAACTGTACGTAGCTCGATGTTAGACGAATCACCTACTAATACTTTATGACCGTCAGGTGCCTTTAGTGCTAAGCGAAGTCCAGCTGATACACCACGTGCTGGTAAGTTCTGCCAATTTACTTTGTTACCGCCAGAATATCTACCAGTTGTTTTAGCACCCCAGAAGTTTAAGTACACTGGCAACCGACCACGGTTAGCCATCTCTAAGAACCGTAAGGCCCTAGTTTCTGCAATAGTTGTTTTGGCTCCAAGCCTCGCTGCTACTAACGCCTGTACCTCTGGATTGTCATGCTCTTGTAACCTAGTAAAGTCTTTATCAGTCTTTGCAAACGCGTATGTTTCTTTGCCTGTACGTAGACTAATCTTAGTTGGTGGTCGAACACCTAACTCTTCTAATCGTTTAGCAAACTTAGCACTTGAGTTTAGAGTCTCTTTATCTAGTTGTGCTAATGCGAGTAAACCTTCTTTACGTGCTACTTCATCATGGTATAACTTCTCAATCAGCTCAGCATCGCCTACAATCTGAGGCTCAGTAAACATACGAATAGTCATGTCGATAAGCTTCATCTCTAGTGGTGGCGTGAACTTATCAAACCTTTCACCAAGCGTCTTACATAGTCTTGTATCCTGAAAGCAATACTCTACGTATGAGTCAAATTCATCTGCCGTCATGTCTGCTAGGCGTTTGCCCACCATGTTATGAACCGCTGTACCCTTTGCACCGATACCTAAGTACTTAGCTACATTGGCTAAGCTGTGTGATTTAAGATAAGGCATAAGCATACGTGCCTGCCCTAGTGTATCCATCCATAACTTAGGTTTGATGTTGTAGCGTTGACTCAGTATATAACCATCGAACAAAGTATTGTGTGCACGTATAGCACACTGGCTCCAATCAGCATAGCTATGTAACTGTGCAGATATCTCTAACTCATCACCGACAATGATATCTTCTTTGCCTTCGTCATCTATGATACAAACCATAATTGTTTCATAACGCTCATCCATAATATAAGCATCGGTCTGCATCTTACGGAGACTATATTCTTTATCGTAGTAAGTCTCGAAGTCTAGCGTATAAACTTTCATACTAATTTATCCCTACCTATTTAGTGAATTTTGTTGGGCTTTTTTATATCTATGTGTATACTTATTATCAGTGGGCGCATTTACTATGCAAGGATGCGTTCATGCTGGTAGATGTTAAGTATAGCCCCTTAATTGGGGCTTATTTATGCCTCAAATATATGTATCAGTATCCATTCTCTTACGTGGGCTGAAATCGTTGGTGTATAAAAACCGTTTAAGGTACATATTACTGTTTATGTAATTGATGTTAACTTGTCGCAAATACGGAATCAGCATACCAGAATTAACCTTTGTTTCTTTAATTGTTCTACCGTTAACAAAATAATCAATAATGCCACGACGGACGGAATCAATCATATCTATACCATCCATCGCTCTAACGACTTGTTCAAGTGTTAACTCACCTTTTTTAAATTTATAATGGTTCTCCGCTATCATTTAACTTCTCCACCATTTTCCAGTTCAATACTTCTTATAATACTTGCTATAGCTTCACGCTTATCCTGCTCTGTGTCTTTATATCCACGTAAGCCGCTACATAACATCTTCTTGATAGCGTGTTGCATTGCTGGGCATCGAACATCAAACGCTTTGAGTACGTCATACACATCAACGTCATTACCTTTAAGTGATCTAATATATTTATTCTTCATTACTGACCTTAACTAATCTAATTGAGTATCCCATAGCGTTTAAGCACTTGACTACATTTGCATATGACGGCTCGGCACCATACTTAGTCCAGTTGTAGATAGAGTTAGGATGTGTACCTAATATCTCACCTAACTTATAGGCATTAGTATTATTGGCATCCATAAGCTGTTGTAGCATGACACCTGCTTTTTGTGTGTTAAACGGCGCAGTCTCGTCAACCCCACGTGCTTCAAGGTCGTCGTAGTACGCGTTTTCTAAGTCTTTGTAATAAGACATAATAAAAACCTCTTGTTTATTAAGTAAAAAAGTGATTAAATGGGGCCATAAACTCCCTAGTTTATGCTATTGTTTTCCCTGACCCTTTTAAGCCCGCCTTGTGTGGGCTTTTTTTATTCAAGTAATTCTGAAAGCTGGTCAACCAGTTCGCGACGTTTTACCTCATCACGAGTAGTATTGCCTTTCGTATGTAGCAATGTATTTAGAACATCTTCTAAAAAATCAAATAACTCATCATCTTGGGTTTGTTCCATATCATCACCTACTGTACTAAATATGGTTGTAATGCTTTTGCGCAGTGATTGCCCTACTATATCTGTTATTAATAAGACAAACCCTACTACAACTGCGGCGTTAAATGTTACTGCTATGTCAAAGACACTTGCTAACATCACTAAGCCTACTGTGCCCAACACTAGATAAATAGAGAAGTTCACAAAAATAGTTAACGCTAAAGACATCGGACTCATACTTAATCCTTACTGAACTTGAGCTCGTACTCAATTTGTTCTAGCTTAAAATAGGCTTCATCTAAATATGATACTACACCTATATAATTATTCTTTCCACACAAATCTGCTAGTTCCTGCATGTGTTCTTTTAGATTCTGAATTTTTTCTAATACTTTCTGGTTTTCATCCATATTAAAACTTTGGTGAATACTTTATATGTGCTGTTACTTCGCCACCCGACACAACCTCGTAGTACTCTCCTACTTTAGTCGCACCCCGTGCTTTCATCTCTTGGATAATAACTTGCATCGACCTTCCCATAGTGGATACGTATACAGTATTCGACGCATCATCTACGGTTAGCCATTGTTTATCCACGCCTAGTTCTACACCAAGCTCTTCGAACCCACGTACTAATTTACTCTCGATCCGAATTAAGCGCGCCGTCAAATCGTCAGCGCGTTTATTTGTACTTCCATTATATTTCGACATCTGTTACTACTCCGAATGGTGTGTCTTGTTTGTGTCCTGACGTGTTAGCCCAAATCATAGGCATAGCTGGGTCTGGACATTCGTCGATGTTGCCGTACATATCTGTGAAGTAAATCATGCCGACAAGCGGTTGATGATAGTTATTAGCATAGTCAAACACTGGTTTGAATCTAGTGCCACCACCACCTTTGCAATGTAACTCTATGTCATCGCTACGCTCAAAGCGTTGCTCGCCCATAACATCTGTGTCGCAGTAAACTACTTGCACAAACTCTGGCATAAGGTCACCTGCAATTTGTGTAATCTCTGTAGCTATCTGACCAAGTTCTTCCTGAGTCATTGACGCTGAGCTATCGATGCCGATAAGTATACCACCTATGCCATCGTTGTGTAAGCTAGGCAAGTATAGGCCCTGACCGATAAACCTACGTGACGGTCTACGATACGTGTAGTCATCATTGGTAGCAGATGTCATCATGGCACGTAACTCATTGCGCCAGTCAACCTTAGGCTTGCCAAGTGTTTTGAGTATGCTATCTATTAGCCCACTACCGTCGCCACAAGCCTTAGCCATCTCAGCTGAGGCAAGTATGGTAGCTTCAAGGTCAGCTTTGGTTGCCTCGTCTAGTGCGTCTTCCATGTCACCTTCACCGTCGAAACCACCTGCGCCTTTGTCATTGCCTGACTCATCTTGTTCTTGCTTGAGTTTCTTGTATACATACTCGCTATCCATGTCAGCAGTTACCCACGCTTCATCGACACCACCTTCAGGTAGCTTGTACTTGCGGTCACGAATGTAAGAGTTGATGATTGCATCGTTAGCATAGTTCCACACACTAGGGTCACGGTCACCACGACGCCATACGTGCATCAATACAATATGCAACGCTTCGTGTAATGCTAAACCAAACAGTTGCTGGTCATCACATTTGTCCATGAACTCAGGGTTGAATCGTATCCACTCACCATTGGTTGCGGCGGTAGATATGTCTGCATTGACTTCTTTCTTTATCTTAGTCATAACAGCTGCGATGAATGGCTCACGTATGCCCATCTTGCTAAATGCTAAGTCTAGTCTATCTTGGTGTGACATAATTAATCCTCAGTAATTCAGTGCGATTAACGCCTCAATATAATTCTTGGCTTCTTCTTTTGTAGAGAACATCTCGTTACGAAAATCAGGTAAGTTTACCTTCCAACAGTCATCAGTAACAAACTCTATCGATGCGATGAACTCCTTATCTTCTTGTTCACCGCGCCAAAAACGTCTAGGTTTATCTTGAACCTTTAGTGCTGAGTATAAGCATAGCCCAGCATAATGGTCACATACAATATGGTAATTACGCTTTGAATGATTCTGCATTGTTCATCGCCCATTGTGTGAAAGCCGGAGCACGTGTGATTGTCTTGTCACGTTTGTGCGCTAATTTCATAACCAGTGTTTGAATCTCAGCTGGCATCTTTTGTAGGAACTTCCATACGTTATCAAAGTTACTGGCGTCAGCACGCACGGCTAGACCCATCGCTACACAGTAACGCACGTTTAGCTCTTCGGGTACTTCGACGTCCTTACCTTCTAAGATGTCATCAATACGTGGCATAGACTCCCAGATACGTAAGTGAGTCTCGAACATCATAGCCGCTTCTTCACCGATGTCGCCCTTAATCATCTCTACACGGTCACGTGTTGGTACTTCTAAGTCTAGTACATCATTGACAGCGAACCATGAACGCGGGCTAGGGAACGCCTTGATTTCATTGCCACCCTCGAACTTATGTAGCATGTCGGGACGGTCACGTAAGAACGATAATATCTCAGGCTTGACGCCTTGGGTAATCGCATAGTTAGTAAAGTTATCAAGTGTTGTATCAACTTGTAGGTCACACATACGATTCTGTAATGGTGCCGCAAGGTTGAATGTTACACCTCGGTCTGACTTGTTGTTGCCTGCTGCGACAATCATCCATGTGTCAGGGATACCAAAGTCTTCAGGCGTTAGCGTTAGCTGGTATGCCGCAGCTTGTACAGCTGGCGGTGCCGAAGTAATCTCATCTAAGAATAAGATACCTGAGCCTGAGCTTGGTAAGAAATCTGGTCTTGCCCAATTCGTTTTGCCTTCTTTGATATTAGGAATACCACGTAGGTCAGTCGGGTCCATCTGCGCTAAGCGTAGGTCAATCATGCCCTGCCAGTCGTTGATATGTTCTGCAAGTAACTCTGAGGTCTGCTTAACTACTTCAGACTTGCCTATGCCCGACTTGCCACGTAAGAATACGCAACGCTTACGGGTGTTAGGGTTTAAGAATCTTTTAACTAAAATTGGTGTAACGTCTTGAATCAACATAATGATTATCCTTTTAAACTATTAAATACGGATTTAATCCCACGGGATTAGTTGTCGCTATCTCTATCGAGTACAGCCTCAGCATAGCGCGCCATGTTAACAGGGCTAACGCTAAGTTTTTCGTAGTCTATACCAGTGAATGAGTATGTGTCTTTATTGTAAGGCTTGTATATCGCCTCTGCATCAGCAAGCAATTTCATCACCTGCATAGCCACATCTGAATCTACTATAATATCTTTTACTTGAATTGTCATCTTCATGCTATATCTCCAACATTGAATCAATTTTACTAAGTAGCGCACTGGTATTGTCTGCCACATCTTTACGTACACCATCACTTGAACGCAGTGTATCTGCATCCGGTAATGAATACGCTACATCACTTGTTAGCTGTTGTATATCGCTAGGCATAACCTTGGCGAAGTCAGTCAATAAGTCAATCTCATGCTTAATGTTATCTACTACGCTGTCACGGAATATCGGTGCTTTAACTTCCGGTGCCCCAGTGCGTGCGTTAATAGTAACACGGTCTTCTTTATTACATACCTCATTGAGCTTGCCGACTACCTCACGTAGTCTTTCAAGCGGCGTGCGTAACAAGTCTTCCATCGCTGATTTAGTTTGCTGTTCTACTTGTGAGCGTAAGATACTTAACTCTTCTTCTTGCAAGTCTACACGGAAGTCACCATAGTCAGGCACTGGCTTGTATGCTAGCTCAAACTTGAATCGCTCACGCAAACTAGATACGTCAGGGTAATCTAACTCATCAAACAAATCACCTTGCTGTGCACGTGCTTGGTCCAGTACGTTAACCCAATTCTGCAAGAACGCTGTTACTGATTGATCGAACTGTAACTTGAACTTCTCTATCTGCTCAGCAAAATCCATAAACCGTGCGCTAGGTAATAGATACTCACCTCTACCCCATGCGTAAGTAGTACGTTCAATGTAATAACGCGCTGATGTTTCTACTGCCTTGATAGGTTGCGTTAAGTGTTTCGGATACAAGTCCTTACGATATATACCTGCGTTGTGTGCGTTGGTTGCTCGCTCTGCGGCATCCGTTGCTTTGCCATCTGTCTTAGTCATTTGTGGTTTGCCCACTGATAATGACACAATTAATGCGTGGTCTTTTAAGCTCATGTTATTCTCCTAATACTGATTTAAGTAACTCACCGCCGTCGAATGTAAAATCTTCATCGACTCGTTTTATTTGCATTATCAATTCAAAGTAGTCATTCAAATGTAAACCCTCTACACATGTATAACGGTCATCAATATCTTCACCTATAATGACATACCCACCACCGCCACCAGTGTTGACAGCCATCTCGATAAACTTAGTAAACCTACGCTCGACTGAGAACGGCAAGTTTTTAAACTGCGACTCAATAACAAACGTATGCTGTTTATCTAGGTACTCACTATTGTAATAGCGGTATGCGCCTGTTCTAAATACGTCAATCAATGCTAGTTCGTGGTTAAAGCCTGCACTGTTTTCTTCAGTGCCATACCATTCAACTTGTTCTTGCATATCAAGTACAGCTGCACATAACCAAGCGGTTAGTTTTTCTTTGTCATTAAAACCAATGACGAAAGCTACGTCTGAGTAATAACTCATAAGTTTCTCCAAATTGTTAATCCCGCGGGATTAAAAGTAAGTTAGTCAGTGAGTGGTTGGTATCTCCCAGCCACATATACATTATATCAAGTGGTAAGTGTTAAGTCAAATAGGCAACAAACTCTGAGCGTAATTGTTCTTAACCTTATAGGCATGCGCTACTCCTTTCGCCATGTCTTCTAGTATTTCATCACCATACTTTTCATCTTTCCCCGTCTCGAATAGGTATGACTCATACCCACCACATGAATCGGTGTATTCATCTTCATGCCCTACTACTTCGGCGGTGATTGTGACGAAGTGCCAAAAGTTATGGAACCATTCATCAATACGCTCGACTGATTCGTTTACAACCTCTAAGCATTTAGCAAAATCTGCCTGCCCTGAGATTTTTTGGTACAGCCTAGCCGACTCGAATATATCGAACTGCATGTCATTCACTATGCGGTAACCCATCGCGTGAGCTTGCATGTGTTCTTCGTCCGTTATCTCGTCGTTTTGGTGTAACTCATCTACGTCATCCAAGTCAGTCATATTCACAAACGGTATCGTTTCATACTCCAAATAATCATAACACTCTAGCAGGTAATCATACCCTATGAAATCATCATACGTCTGCGTCAGTTTCACCTCGATGCCATCAATCTCTATAAAGGTATAGTAACCTTGTTCGAACGTTTCCCAAGTATATTTACTCATCATCATCCCCTTTACGGTCTTTATAATCATTGTATATTAGGTAACCTGCCACACCCCATAGCACGGCAATCATTACCACCATTCTCAACGCCAAGTCGTAGTTAATATCAAACTCAACTAAATCAATCATGGCTAAATCTCCTTAATGTCCCAATATCTGCCTAGTTTTACCGTTTCATTTACCGTTTCACATAGCGATATCATCATTCCACCATCTTCATACACATCCCAGACTTTGTTTTCCGCGTCGAATTTATCTGTCGCTTCTACGTCGATATAATACTCAGTTATCACCTTGAACGGCACGCGATACATTTTATTGGGTTTGTCTGGCATCAGTGTTGACACAGGTACTTTGAAAAACGCCACCTCATTCTCAGTATCCGTTATGTAGTTATCTTGCTCACCTCTTATGCAAGGGTACACCGTTATGCGAGCGGTATTTTCACTATCTGTTTCTACGTATACATTGACGTCATACACCTCATTATCAGCTGTTGTGAATGATGTCCACCAGTCTTCATCGCCGTTATACGTGCCGTCATCTAAAATGGCTTTAAGTGCTAGTCGTTCTAAGTTGTACTTGCTCATAATATTAATCCTATAATTTCATTCTCAATTTCATCTGCGTGTTGTTCGGCTAACCACTTGACGGTATCAGGTGGAAATTCTGCGTAGCCCTCGTCGTACCACACGGCAATTACTCTATCGCTGACTAGCTCGCCCTCTTCATAGTCACGTGGATCTGCCGATTCTTTGCTAGGGATGTAAGCTATCTCTACTTCAAACGTTAGCCCACGTACCTCAAAACATTCTGTCGTTTCTTTTATGTACGGGTTATTCATTGTCTTCTCCTTAATCCCGTGGGATTAGTCATTAATTAGTGCGTATACTGCGTTAAATACGTGCTTGTCACCGTCGAACTCAGTGGTTCCGTTGACTGCTGTAATATAATCTTCTAATACGTTGCGTGTACCTACGGCATAATCCATATCCGGCAAACAGTGCAACATATCTTCAAACTTAGTTTTGTACTCTTGGCACTTTCTTTTGATAGTCTGCGACTGTCTGCGTGGCGTGTTGATAAACTTATGCAAGTCTTGAACAGCATGGTCCAGTCTATACGCCACCTCATTAACCAATTCCTGACTGTAACGCCCTGAATATCGACCAACATACGACAATGAATATATACCATCCATCCAGTCAAACTTAAATGTGTTCTCACTTTCAAGGTGGTTATGTATCACATACGATAACGCCTTATTACACTCACTTTGGTGCTTAGATGTCGTCACGCTGTGCGTATAGTCATTGACTCGATGTTCAAGCGAATCTGTCTCAACACAATATACCAGTGCCCGAATAACTGCGTCATAGCTTTTACAATTTGCTAGGGTGATGCTTTTATCTAGCTTTTCACCTCGCTGATATCGTATAAAAGCCGAGCCTATCTCTACTGAAAATGTTGCATCTTTATCTCGATTAGTAGAACCCGTGTATACTGCACCTGCTTTTACATACTCAGATGTTTTTGGATTCTCAACCAAATCTGCCCAAATGTTCGCTACTGTAGAATTACCAATATTTCTTGTACGCATGTCGTACTCCTAATTAATCAAGTCAATGTTAATCCCGCGGGATTAAGTAAATAAGTAAATAAGTGAGTGAGCAATGCCGAAACCGACTAAGGAAAAAACGTCATCCCCCACTCACAATATCTATTATACAGATGTACGAATACTAAGTCAAATTAAGGACTCAACTTGTTTTATGTGTGTTTTGTAGATTTAGTTTGTATATCACGTGGTCAAGATAACAGATATTTATTAACTGGTGGAGATAACAGATATTTATTATATATCTATTTTGTTGTACACGTGATTGACCTAAAACGGTTACGCGTAACCCATTGCTGCATTGCAATATAAAATTAGACCTTTAAAATCAAGGCTTTATCTGGTTGGACCAATTTATAGATTGGCGCAGGTCGCGTCGTTACTGGGATGTAGGCGTTGTGAGTGTTTACTAACCTTGGAAGCCTCATTTCTTCGTTGGGTTGTAGATTGGCTGTAACCCGCGTGGATACTGGGTTTAGATTGGGGTGGTTTCGTAAGTTATTGTTTTTGCTCATTTTAGATTTTAGATTGTAGATTGGCAATAAGAGAAAGTTTGAATTGCGGGGCTCGGCTTTTCAGACCTAAATGGACTTAGATTTTTAGGGTTTCCTCTATATATTTCTAATCTAATCTATAAATATATATATAGAAGTTTTTTTGGTGCCATTTGCTGTCGCAAGTCATTGATTTATAAGGGTTTTAAATACGTGGTCAACATACCTATTCGTAGATTTGTAGATTTACACTATATATGGGGACTAAAAAACGCTAAGTCATTGATTTTAAACGTCTAATTTATTTTGGCTATTTTTCGCTGGCACGGAGCTTGCATAGTATTTAATCCCACGGGATTAATCATCACTCATCACTCATCACTCATCACTCATCACTCATCATCATGATAGTAGACAAACGCACTTCGGGTTACGCGTAACCTCATCACTTATTGATGATAGTAGTTATGTATTTTTTAAAAAATCGCGGGTTTTTTGGCGGGCAATAAAAAGCCCCTTTCGGGGCTTAGTGTTTTTACTTTTTGGTGGGGATCTTAGTCAGGCGATAACCTTGCGCTTTTAAAGCCTCTTTCAATTCGTCAACCCATTCGTCCGAATGAAAACCTCTTGCGAACGTTTCCCAATACGCTTTCTGCTGTACCTTGCTTTCTTGCACAATCTGTGACGGTGTAGCCGGCGCCGATGTTACTGGCTTTTTGTCGATAGGCTTAGCCGGTTTACGACCACCACCGGCACGGCGTCCAACGCCTAGATCGTCGCGCGCTTCCTTAACCGCTTTTTTCATGTTGTGCTTGCTTAGGTCCGAAGCGGCTTTTTCTGCCGTGGTATGTACCTCGTTGCCTTTTACATCCTCAAAAGATATTGGCGTATCGCCTAGCGCGTACAAAAATAACGCGTCGCTGAAGTTAGCTTTAACATTGTTGTCGTTGCCGTACACTTCACGATAAAGTGAAACCACTTGTGCCGTGCGTTTCTGCGGGCACTCAATAGATTTGTCTAATTGTTTTTTCGCCTCGAAAGCCGCTTGTTTACAGCACGCAAGGACCGAACGAGATGCCTCGCACGCGTCGTTTAAAAGAGTTGAAACAGTTTTAAGTAATTTTTGATTAGACATAAATGTCTCCTTAGTCAGTTAGTAATTAAATAAGTGAATATCAATTCACAATTCTTATTATACAGATATTAATTATCGTGTCAACTAATCGAGTGTTTAATCCCACGGGATTAGCCCAAAATTTTTCATCTATATATGATAGTAGTTAGGCATTATAGCTATGATAGTAGTTAAACAAAAGAAAAGAGCCCCGAAGGGGCTCCCCGTTACTGGATTAGTCTCTAGCTTCTTTTAGGCGAACCTCAGCCTCAATCACGTCCATCTTGGCGCGTAGCAACCCGATAGCGTAATACTCTTCGTTATTATCTTT